TTCCCAACGAGTCCACTGGATATTGCCCCAACGATTGCATCACGTTTCTCTGTTGATTTTGTTTGGCTGCAATCTCTTGCTGAGTTAATAAGTTTTGATTGGCTTGTTGCTGAGCTGGTATCCAACCTGTTATTGGATTATTAACAATGGTTTTTAGTAATGCCTGCGGAGTTGGGATTTTGAACGTAAAAGCCATAATTATCTCCTTTAAATCATGTTATACAAAAAACTACTATCGGGTGAGGCAGGATCGCCACTACCTCCCGTTGGCTCACTAGGTGGTGGGGTAAAAGCTGCCCCCTCGATTGCCATGTAATTAACCACGCTTAGCGTACCACTTGGAGTAGTGCAATTAAAATTAACTGCCCCCGTACTCATGTTAGCGTGAGCAAAATCCATCTCCAGTGTAGTAAACGGATTAGGACTAAACCTACGCATGATTTTAGTATCGTCTGAGTGATGCGCTTCAACTGTAGTTGTAGTGAAATCAATAGTTGTGCCACCAACTGTAAGTTGTTCCGTAACATCAACTGCCATGCCTGTAGAAACTAAAGCCCCACTACCGTTAGATACTGCCCCCATACCGCCAAACACCCCAAAATTACTTTGCCAAGTGCTTGCCGTTAAAACTGAGGCAGGGTTAAAAGCTAAACTCGTGATTGAAAATGGCCCTAAGATTGAGGGCGTAGTAAAGTTGCCAACTTTAGTAGCTGCACCAGCAAAAGCCATATAACAGATTGGCAAACTACTGCCTCCTGTAGTATGTGTAACCGTAAATCCATCGGCATCAAACGAGGTTAAGTTGAATTGATATTGATAACCAGTTGAGGGTGAGGTAGTAATGTTGGGTGCAGCCATGATCATATTACTGCGACAAATCCTACCTCTAAGTTTAACTGTTAAATTAGCACTCCTAAACGTAAATCCCGCTGATCGGCTCGATGCACCATCACTCATGCCAAAACACCCGTAAACATGACCAGCAGTTAAACTTGATGGATTAGCCGTTAAAGCTCTACCCGCACTAAACATGATTATCCCTGTTGGTTGAAAGCCTAATCCAGTAATGCTCTGCGTTCCGCTACTAGCATTAAACGTGCCTACTTTAGCCCCTGTTAAAGTAGCCCCGCCAATCGCCAAGTAACCAACTCGGTAGCCCAAAGTTGGGGCTAGGGGTACATTAAGCGTAAACCCATCACCGTCCATCGAAACAATCGTAGCCCGCCACATGGTTGCAGTATCAATCGAGCCTACGATGCAGTTAGTGGTGCATTGCGCCCCAAAAGCTGACTCTAAACCAGAGTTCCCGTTAGGTGAGAAAAAGATTGAGGCCCCCATGTTCGTACCATCAGTTGCCCCCCAACTAAGATTGAAATTAGCCGTTTGATTAACGATATTAACCGTATCGGGCGTATGGAAAAACAACACCAGCTTAGGTTGAAAACCTAACCCTGTAATTGATTGGTTGCCTGTGGTGGTTCTAAGTTGAAAATCTCCAACTTTGTGTTGTACCGCCATTTAGATATTCTTTCCAATTATGTAGCCATAAAAATCGCTACCATTTTTAATAAAACCAAAGGTATCTATCTTTAAGCCCGTGGTTGTTAGGACAGGATTAACACTCCCCGCCCACTTAACTGCAAGAGGCCAGGTAACTGTCATGCTACCTCCTGCGCCTTGCTTTACGTGCAAGATAAAACATTGCCCATCATCAGCATTGCTAAAAGTAAAAGTTGGGCTGCCTGCTAAAAGGACAAAGAAATGGTTAGAGGTATTAAGATTAAGATCAATCGTCCCCCCGTAGGTAAGTGTACTAATTGGATTGACCGTAGCGTTAGTGATTGCCCCCGTAAGCGTCTTATTAGTGAGAGCTTGGCTGTCTGTAAGCGTTACAGCAGTATTGGTGATTTTGGCAGGGTTGATGCTGCCTGCAAGGTCCCCGTTGGTAACTGAGTTTGACAAGGCTAATTTGGAGTAAGCAATCCCCGCTGCGTTGGCAATGTTAGCGTTATCAATCCCCCCATTAAAGCTATTGATAATGTTTTGAAACTCGGTGTTCCAAACCGCAGCCGTTAAAACTTGCCCTGTAACTGCTACTGTTTGTTGCGTGACAAACGCCATAATACCTCCTTAGGTGCTACGTAAAGCTCTATCGTAATAGAATAGTTCCCACTCCCGCAGAGTTACCTTTTTATCTAACTCGCTATGTAGGAATTGATATTGCATAAAGTAAGCGGGGCCACCCGCAAAATCTAATCTCTCTTTAATCAGTTGTGTTTCACCAAAGACTGAGGTGCCAAAGACCGCTACCCCAAACACCGCCCCATTACCTGTCATGTCGATTGTGGCTAGATCGTTAAAATCAAACCCATCAACCGAGTAATTAACGTCCAAGATTGAGTTGGTATCCGAGTTACCCGTAACGTAAAGATATTTATATCTCCCCTTGTATCCAGGTTGCGGATTGTAATAAGGCGTTCTAATCTCAAAATCAACTGTTTCGCCATCATCATTTAAGCCGTTATTAAGGATAAATGACTTACTGGTGGCTTGCGAGGTTCCCCCAAACAACTCAGCTCTCCCCGTAATGTTACTAATATGCAAAACACTCATCTTGCCAATCTTAGTGTGAATTGTCCAACCGCCTGTGAGCGTATCGTAAACAATCGCCTCATTGTTGGCCGTAGCCGTATCCATCGCTACACACCACCAACAACGCCTGCCATCGTAACCCGCTGCTGCTTTAGAGAGTTGCGAGCGATTTAATCGCCTCATGGTAACGTTAATTGTGGTTGAAATTACCCCGCCATCAACGATTTGCCCCTGTACTGTCCGTTTAACGCTTCTGATCTGAGGATCAGAGCCACTAAACGATAAGTAATACACATCGTTGCCAGTCGAGATCACGCTGCGCCTTGCAATCGTGCCTACCGAGTCCACTCTTTGCCCAACATCATCTAGGGTAAAGTCCGTAGTGCTAAAACCCGTTAAAGACCAGATACGGGAGGGTTTAAAGATAAGTAGCTCATCTTTTAAGACCGCCAGGGCAATAATCGGCTCATTATCACCTGGGTTAATATCCAACCAACCAGTAGTAACGTTGTAAGTTTCTGGATCACCAATCGCTGAAAAGTATAACCTTGCTAAGTTTCCCGCCACCCCAAAGACAAACATATAGTTGTGAAACCATTTTGCATCTTGGCCTTTAGGGATTGTAGCAACTGCGGTTGCACTGGTACCGTTGGTAGTTTTTAAGACCGTATCTACCCCGTTAAAGATGTACGTAGCCTGATTTGCCATTACAAACTCGTGCAGGGTATCTTTGGTTTGGGTAGTGGCACCTGATAAAGCCGTCCAATTACCCGAGCCACTCCAACCCTCGATAATAGCGTTGGTATCCCCTGAGTTGTTTCTCGCTCTCAAGATGTATTTTGAGCCACTGTAAGGCTCGTGCCTGTTTTGCCCCAAAATAACCTTATCCTCAATGTGATCGCCAACTGGAGTATGCCCACCACGCTGATCAAGCACATTGTTATCCGTAAAAGCATTTTTAATCAGTGCTTGGTAATAGATATTATCGGTAGTGTTTCGCAGATACTCGGGTTTTTCTCCATCGTTGTAGCCTAAGAGAAAAGCTGCCTCATATATGCGTTTTAATGTTTGCATTTAAAGTAATCCGTAACTACTAAAGTCAACATCCTCTGAGGCGGTATCAATAACTGACATCGCATCATCGCTGACCCTACTTTTTAATTGTTGCTGCATTTTTAAAAGCCCACGCTCAAATAAACCCATGTATGAGAGTGACACCTTTTCCTCTTGCTGCCCTTTGCTGAGTAAAACCGCAGCAGCATATCGGCTGATAAGTTGCGCCCATCGGTTTGCATAAGGTACTTTTACATCATCGGTTGATAGCACCAGATCGGCAACCTCCTCCACAAACCATATCTTTACGTTTTTGCCAGCTTGTAAATCAGGTCCCGATTGAACGGGTGTAGGAATTAAACCAAGTTTGACATCGGTTGAACCGCCCCCGATTAGATAATAAACAGGCGAGCGAAAGCTGGTAATCTCAGGATTGGTGCCAGCTAAATCAGTTCTAACTGTATCTAAGCTAACAGGCATCGCTTTTTGTTTTAAAACCACTTGCTGCGGGTTATAGTTAATCTCTAACCGTCTAATTTTAAAGATATTCCCAGGCAAACCATTGGCTGTACCATACTCCTGTTGATTAGCTATCGTATTAAACGAGGCATTGTTTAAGTAAAACTCCTCATAAACATCCATCACCGCTACAATTACCTCGTGATAACCATTGTTAAGCTCACGATCTACCTCGGTATCTTTCCAATCAGCTTGGACCGCCTCATCTAAATAAGTTCGGGCTTGCGCTCTTAGGTATGCTAGATTTTTTGCCATATTAACCTCCTATTAAACCCTCATCGCCAAAAATAACCCAACCTCCACCACCACCAGATTGATGTTCATCATTAGTAGTGATAAATGTTGCAGGTGAGTTTGTACTGTTGTAGTAGGTTTTAATAAAATCGGCTGAACGTAAGACACCCTCTCGATGATACTCGTCAAATCTAGCATTAAGACTTTGCCCAAAAGTATCTTGGGCTACGGCCCCAATATTAAAATGATAACTATTGCCCGTACTCCAGCTTGTATCTCTACCCGTTATGCTATTAGTTTGCACCCCATTTTGATAAATCCGATACGTGCCTCCATCTAACACATAAGCCAAATGATGCCAAGTGGTTACAGGGACAAC